TTTACGATTAAATGACCATATAACCAACGTTAAAATTATTTATAACAAAACATTATAATGGATAACCTAATTAAAATTTACGAAAACGCTATATCTAAAGAAGTTTGTGATCTTATTATAAATGAATTTGAAACATCTGGAAGCCAAACTGAAGGTATTAGCGGTGCTGGTGTTAATAAACTTGTTAAATCATCAACTGATTTGATGATTCACTTAAATTTAGATAACCCAAATTGGTTGTATATCTATGATTACTTAAGAGAAAATCTATTGGGTAACCTTGTTGAATATATTGAACAAAACACTTTTATGACAATTACAGGTGGATTCGCATCAAAAGCATCTGCCGTAAGAACGGCCCAATCTTGTTATATGGCTGGTAATAACGGTCAACCACATATGCAAATGCAAAGATACATCGATGATCAAGGTTATTACGCTTGGCACCACGAAAATGAGGGTGGTATAACCAGTAAAAGAGAACTATTCTTTATTTACTACCTAAATGATGTTGACAACGGTGGTGAGACGGAATTCAAGTTTAACTCACAAAAAGTAAAACCAGAAGCGGGTAAATTAGTTATAGCCCCAGCTTTATGGACACATAAACATCGTGGTAACCCCCCACAAAATGGTCAATACAAATATATCATCACTGGTTGGATAGAAAAAAAAGATGACCATTATATTTCTGAAGAATTTGAAGAAGATTATTTGATTTAACGTCCTTTTATCAATACAAAGATATTTATTAGATATGGACAATATTATTAGCAGTTTTAACGTTAGGGCCAGTCTTTATTCCGATATTTGGGATAACGCCTCTTCTGATGATTTTAAAACAATTAAATTACATAAAGATGTTAGGGAACACCTTATCGCTATAGCAAAAGATTTCATAGAAAGTCTTGGTATTGATACATTTGTTATTGAGGATATTTTATTTGTCGGTAGTTTGGCAAACTATAATTGGTCTGAATATTCTGATGTTGATTTACACATTGTTATTGATAAAGAAAAGGTTAATGACGATTTAGACTTAGTTGATGAATTTTTTACCGCTAAAAAAGAAGTTTATAACCTTAAACATAATATAAAGGTTAAGGGTTTTGATGTTGAATTATATGTACAAGACATTAAAGAAGAGTTAGACGCTTCTGATGGTATATATAGTATTCTTTACAATAAATGGAGAAAACAACCTAGTAAAGATAAAGCACCTATAAATAAAAAAGATATCATTAAGAAAGTTAAAGATTTCACGAAAAAACTAGACGATATCCAAAAAGAAGAGGAACCAGATGCTAAATTACTTAAATTAAAAAAGCTTAAAGAGAAGATAAGAGCTTATAGAAAAAGTGGTTTAAATGCAACGGGTGAATATAGTACAGAGAATCTTGTTTTCAAATATTTAAGAAGATCTGGCTATATGGATAAATTAGCTGATTTAGGTATTGATGTTAAAGATGAGTTTTTATCATTAGAAAACGAACAATATTGATTTTTTTATAAAAATCCGTATATTTATAAGAATAATAACTATTATTAAAAAACAAGAATATGAGACCAATAGGTTCAGAAAAAATACAAGATGTAGACCAAAAACTAGCTAGAATCCTTGAGATCGCTGGTGTCACTAAAGAATCAATCAATGAGAATAAACCATTAATTGGGCATTTAGGTAATGTTTTACATGAAGCAGTTGCTGCTGATGGTACCGAATACGGTATCGTACAAGAAGAAAAATATGTTTATGTTAAAGTAAAAACTGAAAATGGTTATGAATACCTTTCAGGTGTACAAAATATTCATGAACATTCTTATAGATCTTACGCTGAAGCTCTTAAACACTTAAACATGATGTTCAAACAAATCAACGAATCTGTTGGTCATAAAGAAAACATCGATGTTTTAAAAAAAAAAGTCTAACTGAGCGTTACATTCTTAAATTAAAAGGAGCTGGTTCTGATAATACAGAGCCAGCTTCTTCTGTTAATACAGGTGTTGATACAGGTGAAGCGGCACCAACTGAAGAACCTCTTGATTTAGCAACAGATTTTTCAGCTGAAACACCAACAGACATGGGACCTGAAGAGGTACCAACACCAGAAGCTCCCGCACCAGAAGAAGGGGAAAACCCAGATGAACCTATTTTAAAAAGTGTTCAGAAATTAACTGGTAAATTAACCCAAAAAATGAGAGATGGTGGACAAGAATTAGAATCTAAAGATTATAAATACGTTGTAAACTCAATCCTATCAGCAATTGATATGACAAAAGTTAGTGAAGAAGATATGGCCGATATGCTAAGTAAACTCCAAAATAAAGATTCAGAGGATACTACGGATTCTGAAACAACACCAGAGGAGCCAGTTCAAGAACAACCAGGTGACTACCTAAAACGAATACAAAAATCCGTAATGGATGAATTTTTAAAAAGATAATAAAATCCCCGAAAGGGGATTTGTTTTTTTAAATAGTTTTTATTATTTTTGTATAAATAAATAAAAATGATAATAGGAGTTCTAGGAAAAAAACGTTCAGGTAAAGACACAACAGGTGATTACCTCGTTTCAGGCAAAAATTTTGTGAAATATAGTTTCGCTAACCCGATTAAACGTGGGGTCATGGAATTATTTGGTTTTACAGAAGATCAAGTTTTTGGTGATGCTAAAGATGAAATTGACCCAACTTGGGGGATCACACCAAGATTAGTACTACAGATAATGGGTACTGAGGTTTTCCAATACGATATGCCAAAATACATACCCGAACTACAAGTATTTGGTAGAAGTTTCTGGGTTAAGCGTTTTGAACAATGGTATAACCAAAATAAGGATTTAGATGTCGTTATTTGTGATGTGAGGTTTCAACACGAAGTTGATGCGATATTAAAGATGGGTGGTACGATATTATCGGTACAAAGACCAAATCTAAGTACTGGTGATGAACACGCATCTGAAAAAGAAATGGATTCTATTGTTGGTATCACAACTGAAATAATAAACGATCGTACTTTACATGATTTGTACGATAAGATAGATAATTTGGTGAATGATTTACGAAAACCCCTTAGCTGAGATATTATCGGTACATAAATTTAAAGTTGATAGAGCTACAGCTGAAATGTTATGCTACACCTTTAACAGGGAAATAAAGTGTGATAGGAAAATTAATATTGAGTTGTTTAGAAGGTTTGCTAAATACAACCCTTTATACGTTTTTAGTTGGGGTGGTGTTTTAAATTATGGGGTAAAAGACCAGCCAATACAATTACAGGGTGTTGAGATAGTTGTACCAGAAGGTGGTGAAGAAAAATTTATGGAAGATAACTCAAACTTTATATTCTATGGTGGGTCAAATTCAGGTATTCAGTGGTTAGACGAAGAAGATGGTGTTGATGGTGTTGATGGTGTTTACGGTACCTGTAGGATTAACTTTTAGTTATCTTTAATCTAAGATTACCAGTACCTTTTATAACCCTATGCCAGTCATGTCTTGCTATTTTTAGTGAGACATTTTCTTTTAGTGGTATCGGTAATTGATCATCGTATTGAAAAAACCAATCGGTTTCATTCAAAACCTCAATAACCCTATCCTCATTATCCCTATGCCATTTAAGTTCAATGGGGTCAATATCCTCACCAAACTCTCTTATAACACAATTATCGCATATCGCAATATCCGAATATGGTTTACCAGTATCCACCAAATTTAGATTTTAAACCAAGTAAACTAGCGTATCTAGGTAATCTACATGACCAGTAAGATGCTTTAGTTCTATCTTTTTTATTAGCACAATCATGTCTAGCTGCAAACGCTTTACGTGCTGCTGGGTTGTTTAGTTTAACCGATAAACCAGTTGTATCCCCAAAAGAAACTTTCTTAACACCACCACCTGGTTTTCTAACATAAACATAGAATTTTTTAGAACCACCTCTTTTAGGTTTTCCGAGCTCTACGTCCTTACCTTGGTACTTTGCCTCAGCTAGTAGCTCTTCTTCCGTCATATCGACTGTAAATGGCAAATCTAAAGCTACCATAGCACCTTCATATAGATCAAATTTACCTAAATCAGTATTTTCAAACAATTTTACGCTTAATTCAGAAATTTTTAAAGCACCACTCTCCCATAACTCTCTAGTTTCTTTAATGATCATAGCGTGTTTTGGACTACCTGGTCTATATATGTTTTCTAATAAAGAAATATTGTTATTCAAATGATATTGAAGTGCCTCAGAAATTTGGGATCTTGTTAACCACTTATCAATATTCTCCGTTAACCTCTTTTCAATTTTTAATTCAAAACATTCTTCACAAATAACATTTGATTCAGATAACATCGGGGTAAATTCATTGTTTTCATACATGTCCTGAATAACTTCAAACACAAAAGATAAATCTTTATACCCTGGCTTAACGGATACCTGATAACAATCATCAGATTTTTCCATCATAGGTTTGCCGAAATCCTCTAGTTTTTTTGATATATAGAAACTAGGGTTATCACATTCTTCGTGTATACTAAATAATTCATCAATAACCTCAAGTGTTAATCCCTCGTTAGAAGAGTCAACCGCTTTATCCCAACCCTTTTTATTTGGATAATCCTCATCACCTGGCTTAGCTGGTTTATAGTTTTTACCCAATCTTTTTTTCTTTTTTCTAATATTATCCCACAAACCATTTTCCTGTAGGGTTTCTGTTATATCCTTTTTAGTAACAATCATATTATTTGTTTAGTAATAAATATCATTAAACCTAGTGAAAATTTTGTATTTAGTAAACTAATTTTATATATTTGCAATATGAAGTACATGAAAGAGCATCAATATGTTTTGATAGATTCGGAGAACAACGAACTAGTACTGGTTG